GGACCCGATATTTTGTGGTGACAGCGTAAAATGGTTCATTACCAACTCCTAAAGGATGCCGAGTACGCCAAGACCCGCGCCAATAGCGGCTCCGTATGGGCCCAGTGCAGAACCAATCGCCCCTAGTTGCCCCGCCGTTCCCATGCTTCCTAACGCCGCGCCAGTTAGTGCGCCACCAGCCGCACCCGCCAAGGGGCTTCGCCCCGGTGCTGTGCCGCTAGTCGTCTGATTAGGCGTTGAAGGCGTTAGACCCGTTGCTGAAACTCGCGCTGCCAGTTGCATTTGTTGAGCCGCGTTCAGTTCGTTAATGAAATCTTGTTGTGCCTGTATTTCTGCTTGTTGCATTGCGCGTTGCTGTTCACCGACGCCCTGCAAGGCAGCCAAGTCAGCGTAACGCTGTTGAGCGAGTTGTGGAGCCATGCCTGCCGCCTGCATTTGACGAGCGCGGTTTTGTTGTTCCGCTGAGATAAGTTGACCCGCTGCTTGCATTTGACGAGCGCGGTCTGCTTCGACTTGTTGTGCTAAAATAGGAGCCGCCGCGCCTGTGATCCCTGCGCCCAAGGCTGTGCCAAACGCGCCACTCCCAAGACGCCCGCCAAGGGCATATTGAGATGTTGCTTGGTTGACAGCACCCGATATTGCATTGTCAATTTGTGCTTGAAGAAATGGGTTTGTCTGAGATCGGCCAGCCGCTATGTCACCGAGGAAACCTTCGGCGTAAGTTGGCCTCGCACTGCCACCAATTACGTTACCCAACAAGCCCTGCGCCCGTTGAACAGTAGGATCACCAGCCGCCGCGCGTTGTGCGGTCATCAACTGCGCCTGTTGCTCAAGCGGTGTAAACCCAGCAACACGCTCACCAGCGAAAACTGCCGGGTTAATGTTCCGCGCAAAACCATAAGTTTCTTGCAACTGCTGTTGTAGGAATGGGGGTATTTCTTGCACCACAGTTTGCGTGCTGTTATTTGAGCCGCCTTTACCCATCTATAAACTCCATTTCGTAATGTACGAATTTTGGTTTGAAGTCTCTTTTGCCCAGCCAACGCTGCCACGCCAAGCGACCATACGCCTCGAAGTGTGTGCAGCCGTTGTGCTTTGCAACTTCCTGTAAGGTGTCCAACACCATGTCGAACCACCGCTTCATTTGCTTGCCACCCAAAAATTCCAGCGCATAGCCCCGCTTGTTTGGGTAGATAACAATTCTGGTCGTGAGGGCTGCGATTATCTCGCTGCCATCAATTACGAGCCAAAGGACGCAGACGCCCATTTGACAATCGTTATAGAGGTCGTATGCCTCCAACTTACCTTCCGCTGTATCAATAGCGGGTTGTAAGTACTCAAGTGCCGCGTCCCAAAAGGTGTCGATCATCTCGACAGGGACAGGCGCAAAATTTAAGTCATCCGATGACGACATAAGCAAACGTCCGATCAGTTTGACTGTTGTTGGCGTGGGCAATCGTGAACGTCTGTTTCCCACGCGACGACACATACATGCCGTCCATTTCAGCCGCCGCATTTGCGGTTGTTGGCATAAACAGAATCACGCTGTCTGGCCCCGCCCGATCCTCTGACACAGCGGTAGAAGCTGCGCTTGCAGTCAGCGTCACGGAACCCGTTGAGTTCAGCTTGCCGTCAACCGTTCTGTTGACGACCTCGGCAACTTGCCGGGGGTCGCCACCGATCGGCGGCAATGTGCGAAACTGGTTTGCCATCAGCGTTCACCAAGAGACTTACCGTCAACATCGACGCCTTGGGCAAACTTCCAGTTGCCCGACAGATTGCATCGAACAGTGTGAAACCGACCCTGCGCTCTTACGGGGCAAAACCCTTGAGTGTTGAGTGACGATGCGGTTCCGAAACTCTGGTCGTCGGTCTGACGATTTCGTGTGCCAACTTGGACTGTGACCGTGCCACCCTGCGTCATCGGTATGACGCGGTTGACAATAGCGTGTCTGTTCGGCGTCAAGTTAAACTCGGCTGTCTCGACGGTCGCCGCAATCGCTGACCCGGTAAAGCTGTGCAGCTTCTTATTCTTCGACCCGCCGAAGATGTAGCCACCACCTTTGTAAAGGTCGCTATCTAGTGAAGCTGGCAATGTATCAATGCTGGTTGAGATATTGTCCAACTGTTCGACTGTATAGCCTGCGGTGAAGTAAGGAGCCAAGAACTCTGTCTCAAACTCACCATAAGACCAGCGGTCGAGTGCGTAGTTGTAAATCAGAACCTTGTCTGGCTCGACCTCTGTGGCACTGTTTGAAACAAACGACCACATAACCACTTGTTGCTTGGGGTCAACTGCACAGGACAATCGCTCACTGTTCTGCGCGTCAAACTCGTCGAGGAACCAGCGGTTCACTTTCTCTGCACCAATCGGACGCGACTGTTGACCGTCGAAAGCATAGAAGCCGTCATTCGACAGGTAATAAACAGTGTGACCGACATTCGCCACGCTACCCGGAAACTGACAACCCCGCGTTGTCTCTACCTTGTCAAACTGAAAGATGAGAGGAGTGCCAACATAGGTGGCACGAACAATAGCACGCTCCAAAAGAATGGTGGCATATTCTCCCCCGACCAATCCTGTAATCTCTCCCGCGTCAGCAATGTCCTGACTGTCGGCTTGATTGCTTCCCACCGTCCAAGATGTCGTGTCGTTTATTGCAGACCAACGAACCCGAAACGGGGTTGTTGTGCCACCCTCGTCAATATGGGCGGTCATTACAAAGTCACGCACGTTTGCAACAAACTTAGCTTTAGGTGCGCCAGACAAGTCAGAGAACGCGCTGTCTGTTCCAAGCAAAAACTTCTGCGTGGGGACATTGACGCCTCCAACAGCGACGACGTAACTGCCGAACTGCACAAACCGCCAGAAGTCTTCTGTCTGCAAAGAGTAGCCGCCAGCTTTGCTAACGCTGTCCAAGCCGCTGTCAGTCTGATCGAACAAATACAATTTGCCCGCATCGCCAACAAACAATTTCACATTGCTGCTCGTATCCTTGGCAGGGAAAATGCCACGGATGCGATTGTCAGCTGCTGCGCTCAACGCTTCCAGTTCTTTGATAGGCGTATAACCAGAGGCCGACGCAACTACGTTCTTGGCCTCGGTCGCCCCAACATTTTGAAAGTCGGGCTGATCGGGTAGCCATTCACCGAATTTTATCATTGTTCCAACCAAACCTCAGAGCCAGCCGACGAAGGCGTCCATGTTCCTGATGCGGCGGCAACGTCGCTCCATGTCTCGCCGCCTTCGGCAACAACACTCCAAGCCTCACCCTGCAACTCGCCAACCATTGTGGCGGTGATTGTCGGGTCGGCTGTGCCTGCCATGACAAACTCACCGACAAAGCCTGCGGTTGCGGTAGCCGCGACGCTTGCTGCGCCATCAACTGACAACACTGCGTTGAAGTTGGCGGCTGTTGTGACCGCCACATCGACAGCACTGTCAAACTGCCTGACCGGGATGAACGCGCCTGTGACTGTTACTGCCACGCTTGCGGAACCGTCCATCGCCGCAATAAAGGCCGCAGACGCCGCCACTGAGGTCGCGCCCGTGACCGACGCATCGACTTGGGCGATGCGCGTTGGTGTCGCTGACGCTGTGGTTGCGACACTTACAGAAGCGGCCACCGTCGCAATCCTCGTTGCTACAGAGGCTTCTGTGATAGCGGTGTTGACCGAACTATCGACCTGTCGGACTGGCGTTGCATCGCCTGAGACTGTGATTGCCGTTGCTGCCGAGGCTTCGTCAAAGACGATGCGCTGTGCGTCTGCTGTAGTTGTTACCGCGACGCTTGCGGCTCCATCCATAGGGATGAAGAACTGCAACTCTGCGGAAACATTGACCGCGATGCTTGCCGATGCAGTCGGCGCAATCAGGACAGCCAGCGATGACAGGTTGTCCATGTTCCCCAGAGCATCAAGGAAGTCTAGGGTTCCCCAAGCATCCAACTGCTCAAGTGTTGGATTGGCCCAAGGCAGGGCGTCAAGGCTGTCGAGGCTGTGCGGTAGCGCATCAATGCTACCTGTAAGCTGCTCTAGCTGTGGTGTATTAGTAGCCATGACGCCACCTCATTAGGCGGCTGTGATATCTAAGTCGCCTGCTGCAATTTTCAGAATGTCGCCACTGCCAATCGCTTTGCCCGTTGTGAACGCGCCGTGAATGAGCAAGTTGCCACCAGACGAGGCGTCAAAGATGCCGAAGTGCGACACAGTTCCCCACGACCCGGAAGCGGCGGCAAATTCGATTGCGCCACTATTACTTGTTGTGCCGCTAGACGCCGCGCTGAAAGTTGCGGAGACACGGCTGTAGTTATTGCCTGTCAACTCTGTGCCAGAGTTGTTGTCGCCAAACGAACCCGTGGACAGGCCGACATAGACATTCGATGGCGCGGTATAAGAACCTGTCGCCAAGATATGATCGAGAATTTCATTCTCAAGATAATCGGACATTGCAGACATATTATGCTCCTATGTACTCTGCTTGCATTGCTAGACCGCCACCGCCAAAGCG